CGCAAGGTGCACGTGAAGAAGCTCGCTAGCGTGTTGCGCGAGCAGTATCGGAAATAGCTATGGCTTTGCCCAAGAAAGGTCCCGGTCGCCCGAAAGGTAGCGTCAATAAAGTAACGGGCGATATCCGGAAGATGATCGATGAGGCGCTCAATAAGGCCGGCGGTGTCGACTATTTGGTGCGTCAGGCGAGAAAGAAGAACCCGGCCCCATTTCTCGCGCTCGTCGGCAAGTGCTTGCCGAAGGATGTAACGCTCAGTGGAACCATCGGAACCTATACCGCTATCCCCGTCGAACGCCGGGACAGTGACGCCCTGGCGAGCACAGAGCGGCCCGCAGCTCACGGCGATTCAACACGACCTGATCGATGAGCTGCTCTACGGCGGCGCGGTCTTCGGTGGCAAGAGCGACTACCTCCTCGGCGACTTTGCCCAGGATGTCCCGCAATCGTGGGGCCCGCATTGGCACGGCATCCTCTTTCGCAAGAGCTATCCCGAGCTCGAGGATCTCATCACTCGCTCCAAAGAGGTGTATCCACCTTGGTTTCCCGGCGTGCACTGGAGCAATCAGAGTCGCACATGGACGTGGCCGAACGGCGCCATGCTTCGCATGCGACACATGGAGTCGGACGATGATTGGATGCTCTATTGGGGCCACGCCTACACGTGGATCGGATGGGATGAGTTAGCGCTATGGGCTTCATCAACGCCTTACCTTCGCATGAAGGCGCGGTTGCGAAGTGCCTCGGCGAAGATTCCGAACAAGCGCATTCGAGCATCAGCGAATCCGGGTGGCCCGGGCCATCAATGGGTAAAGGCGTACTTCAAGATCGATGAGTACCCGCACGGCTCGCACGTCTTCTACGCAGAGGACGGCTCCAACATGCGCCGGGTATTCATCAAGGCACGGTTGCGCGACAACAAGATCGGCATCTCGAACGACCCGACGTACGAAGCACGCCTAGAGGGAACAGGCAGCAAGCAGTTCATCCGCGCGATCAAGGAAGGAGACTGGTCGGTCATCGAGGGCGCGTACTTCCCCGAGTTCACGCCGGATCTTGTAATTCAGCCGTTTGAGATCCCGAAGCACTGGGCACGCATCCGGTCTGCCGATTGGGGATCGGCGAAACCGTTCGCGATTCATTGGGCGGCGGTGAGCGATGGGACGATTGCCGGTATTCCGCGCGGCGCACTCGTCGTGTATCGCGAATGGTACGGCTGGAACGGGCAGCCGAATCAGGGATGCAAGCTCACCGCAGAAGAGGTTGGGTTAGGGATTCGTCTTATTGAGCGCGGCCAATCGCTGCCGGATCGCATGAAGCCGTCGACGTGGCCGGCGCTCGATACTTCACGAGAACTTGAGCGCATGTCGGATGAAGTGCTCGACCCCTCGGCTCATAACTCAGACGGCGGCCCTTCAATCGCCGAACGACTCGCCAACAACTGGCGACGAGCCGACAACACGCGCGCCGGGCGCAACGGCGCAATGGGAGGTTGGGATCAGGTTCGAGCACGCCTCAAGGGAGACGTAGACGGGCCGATGATCTATTTTTTCTCAACGGTTACGCATATCATCCGAACGCTCCCGGCGCTCCAGCATGATCCGAATCATGCGGAGGATGTGGATACGGAGAGCGAAGATCACGCGGCAGACAGCATCCGGTATCTTTGCATGTCCCGCCCCTTCGTTCAGGACGTGCCCAAATCCGAGCCACGTAGATTTGAGCAGAACTTAACGTTCAACGAGATCGTGAAGCGTCAGACACAGAAGCGACTGGCAGGAGATTGAGATGGCGGCACCGTTAGAGACCTATGCGAGCTGGAAGGCCGTGACGACCAGCGACACCGTTCCAATCTCGTGCAAGGCGATCTACGTGGGCGGTACCGGTGATGTCACGGTCGCGCCTTCTGTTGGTGGAACGCCGGTCACGTTCAAAGCGGTTCCTGTGGGCGCCATCCTGCCGATTGAACTGAACGAAGGAACGATCAATGCCACGGCCACGACCGCAACGCTGATGATTGCGCTCGCCTAACATGGCCGCCGCTGCCGACGTTGTGAAGCGCGCACAGGATGCGCGTCTATGGAAGCGAGAGCTGCAGCTTGCCGATAAGCGCGAGAAAGAATGGCGCGAGAAAGCCGAGAAGATCGTCAAGCGCTACGAGAGCGAAGAGAAGAAGCGCAACCGCTACAACGTCGTCTGGGCCGTCACCGAGATTCTCTCCGGCGCCTGCTACAACTCAAAGCCAGAGCCGGATGTCCGTCGACGGTTTCGCGACAGCGATCCGGTCGGCAAGGCCGTCTCAGAGATTCTGGAGCGCGGCCTCAATGTGGTTCTCGATTACGAGGACACCGAAGACGCGCTCGACTCCGATGTGCTTGAAGGCTTCCTCGTTGGCCGAGGCATTTCTCGCGTTCGTTACGATGCAAAAATCAAGCAAACACCGAGGGAGGCGACCGAGAGCGTCCCCGATCCCGACGCGAGGAACGAAGTCGAGGAGAGCATCGAGGGAGAAACGTGCTGTATCGAGCATGTCGACTGGCGTGACTTTCGGCACGGCTTTGGTCGCATGTGGGCCGAAGTGTCGTGGGTTGGATTTCGTCACAAGCTGACGGGTGACGATGCGAAGGAGAAGTTTGAAGAAGCCGACATTGGCTCGGTGAAGTTCACCGTCCCCGTCGTCGATGACTCCAAGAAGCCAGGTGATGAGACAACGGAAACCCAGAAGATCGCTGAGTTCTGGGAAATCTGGGACAAGACGGGCAATCGCGTTTTCTTCCTGCAAGAGGATTGCGCGCAGCTTCTGTTCCCTAAGGACAACCCCGAAGGAGCGCCGCCGCTCACGTTGGACGGCTTCTTTCCATGCCCGCAGCCGCTACGGCTGGTCGTCAGCGTTGGATCGCAGAAGCCGATCCCGCACTTCAACCAGTACGAAGAACAGGCGGACCAGCTCGACCGTATCTCCGCGCGTATCGACAAGATAGTGGAGGAGATGAAGGTGCGCGGCGCTTACGACGCTCGAGTACCCGAACTCAAGGGCGTCACCGACGCACACGATGGCGAGCTCGTGCCAATTCAAAACGCCGCTGCTTACATGGAAGGCGGCCTCGATAAGGCCATCACCTGGATGCCGACCGATCAACTGGTAGCGGTGCTCCAGCAACTCTACGAGGCTCGCCGCGAGCAAAAGGCCGTTATCGATGAAGTGACGGGTATCAGTGACATCGTGCGCGGGAACACTGACCCGGATGAGACTGCTTCGGCTCAGAAGCTCAAATCGAGCTATGCGAGTGTCCGCCTCCGCCGCATGCAACGCCGTGTTCGTCGCTACATGCGCGACCTCCTGAGGTTGGCGGCGCAGGTGATCGCCACCAAATTCGGCCCCGATACGTTGTCCGCGATGACGGACCTCAAATTTCCTACGGCTGAACAGAAAGCGTTGCTGCAAATGCAGATGCAGCAAGCCCAACAGGCCGGCCAGCCGGTCGATCCCAATTTGCTCAAGGTGCCGAGTTGGGACGAGATCATGCAGCTGATGCGCTCCCAGGTGATGCGCCAGTACCGCACCGATGTAGAGACGGACTCGACGATTGCCGAGACCATCGATTCGGATGCGACGGGTTTGGCTCAGGTGCTACAGGCCGTGTCGCAGACACTCACCGAACTTGCGCCGCTTGTTCAGTCGCAGGCGTTGCCGGTAGAGGCTGCCAAAGAGCTCGTGATGACGGTCGTGCGCCGCGCGCGTATGGGTTCGGCTGTGGAAGACTCCTTCGAGAAGCTCAAAGCGCCGCAACCGCCACCGCAGCCGCCGGACCATTCTGTGCAGGTCGCGCAGATCAAGGCCGAGAGCGATCAGAAAATCGCGCAGATGAAAGAGCAGGGGGACGAGCAGCGCCTACATCTCCAAGCTCAGGTCGACACGCTGCATCAACAGCTTGAAGCCCAGCGCAACAAGTACGCCGAGGACCTCAAGAATCAGCGCGAGCAATTGATGCACGAACAGCAGCTGCAGGCCGATAGCGTCGACTCCCAACTGCAAGCGCAGAAAGAGTTCGTGCTCGAGCAGCAAAAGGCGTCGAACTCGCTCATGGAGTCGAAGCTAGATGCTGCGGTCAGGATTATCGTCGCGCAGATTCAGGCGAAGGCGCAGGAGCAAGCGGCCGCGGCGAGCGCGGAGCGCGAAGTGACGACGGATCTGCAATGAGTTGCCATACGCCCCAGATGCACCGCCTCGTGCGCTCAAAGTGGTTTCGTTTGGGGCTATGCCCCACATGGATGCTGGGCTGGCAACTCGTGCCGTCGATGGTGACGACGCCCAACTATCATCTGCAGCTTTTCATCATTCCGGGCTTGATGATAGATATAGGAATTCCATAACCATTGAGTTATGCTTAACTCATGCGGCGCCGGTTCATTCAGGACCCCAAAACCTTCGAATTCATCGAAGTGCCGCTCCACTACGTTCCGCCTCAAGAGTTCGCCTACATTCAGCCGGACCTTCCCGATTACGAGTCTCCTATCGATGGGCGTGTCATCTCTGGACGTCGGCAGCGCCGCAACGATCTCGCGCGCTCAAGCTGCCGTCCCTACGAGGGCCGCGAGCAGGAAGCCAAGGAGGCGGCGAAGGTCCACGCTGAGAGAGATCGCAAGCTCGATGCGATGTCGACTGAGATGGCGCATCGCGCCTGGGCTGAGGCGCCCGAACGCATCCGCAAACACTTCCGCTACCGAGATTGAGAATGGCCGCAGTCGAAAACGCACTGTCTGACGATTCTATGTCCGCCGATTGGGCGGCAATTCGCGAGAAGTTTGCCGAGCCAGAGCCCGAGCCGATTGTCGAAGAAGCCCCGTCGACAGCGGAAACCACGGTAGAGGAAGCTCCCGCGCTGGAGGACGCGCGCGCGCGCGATGACGCCGGCCGCTTCACGAAAGCCGCGAAGGAAGAGCCGAAGCCAGCCGCCAAGGTTGCGCCAGCGGCGAAAACGACCACCGCAAAAGCCCCGGCAGCTCCCGAGCAGACGCCGGACGCCGCCTCGGCCCAGGGCGTGATACCGCGAGATACCGCCCGAGCTCCTTCGACTTGGAAGCCTGCCGCCCGCGAAGGCTTCGAGAAGCTGCCAGAAGCCGCCCGCGCCGAGATCCATCGCCGTGAGGACGATTACCGCAAGGGCACCGAGCAACTGATGCCAGATGCCACTTTCGGCAAGTCTATGCGTCAGGTCGTCGATCCATATCGAATGCTCATCGAGGCAGAAGGCGGATCACCGGAGCGGGCAGTGAGCGATCTCCTACGGACGGCGGCTGTTCTGCGGATGGGAGGTCCTCAAGAAAAACTGAACGCAATGGTTGCTATCGTGCGTCAGTTCAATGTAGATTTGAGTCCATTGCTGCAGCCCGGACAAACTCCGCAGCCGCAACAACAGCAATTCCGCGATCCGCGAGTGGACCAGTTACTGGCCTCACAAGCGAGAGAGCAACAGCAGCGCGCCGCGCGAGAGACTCAACAACTCGAAACGACGGTTACGCGCTGGCTGGACGAGGCAGATGCGCAAGGCAATCCCAAGCGCCCCTATCTCGGCGATGTGATGAGTGAGATGTCGATGATGATTCCGCAGCTTCGAGCTGCAGATCCATCGTTGACCGAAGTGCAGGCACTTGAAGCTGCATACGAACGCGCGATTTGGGCCAACCCCGAAATTCGCGCAGTGCTCCAGACGAAGGAGCGCACGGAACTCGAGTCCCGGTCTCAGGCTGCAAACCAGTCCCGAGTCATTGAGGCGAAGAGAGCCGCGAGTGTGAATGTTCCGCGTCGTGCATCAACCCCAAGTCCCGGAAAGCCCGGCGACATCGGCGACACGATTCGCGAAACAGCACAGGCGTTAGGGTTATTCTCATGACTAGGAGACTGATATGCCGGCTGGCATTACTTCCCTCTTCACCGCGTGGAGCGAGCTTGCGGCCACGACGTTCCGCAAGCATTCCTCGCAGGTCGCTGACAACGTCAGCAAGCACAACGCGCTCTATCGTCGACTGACTTCCAAGGGTCGCATTCGGACGGAAGACGGTGGCTTGTCCATCGTTGCCCCGCTCGAGTACGCCTCGAATTCGACGTACCAGCGCTATAGCGGCTTCGATCCGCTCAACATCAACGCTGTCGATGTCCTGACGGCCGCGGAATATCCGTGGCGCCAGGTTGCCGTGAACGTTGCGGCGAGTGGTCTCGAGCTCCGCACGAATATGGGCGAGTCGCGGATCATCAACTTCACGAAAGCGAAGATCCGAAACGCGACGAACTCGTTCAAGAACGGTCTGTCGACTGATCTCTATTCCGATGGCACGGCGGCGAACCAGATCAACGGTCTGCAGGCGATCATCTCCGATGCCGGCACCGGCACGGTAGGCCAGATCAACTCCGCTACCTTCCCCTTCTGGCAGAACATCGTGCAGTCCGCGGCGGCTCCGCTTCAGGGCGGCGGCGCGGTCACGCTCGGTCCGTCCACCATCGAGCAGCTGATGCTCGCGCTCTATATCAAGCTCACCCGCGGCGACGATCAACCCGATTTGATCTCCGCCTCCGACGATCTCTTCACGTTCTTCGAGCAGTCGCAGACGAGCTTGAAGCGCTACACCTCGAGCGTGAACGATCGGTCGACCGATGATGCAACGGCGGGATTCGTGAGCCTGAAGTACAAGAACGCGGACGTGATCTTCGATTCGTCCGGCGGCATGCCGGCGACGCACATGTACTTCAATAACACGGAGTACGACGAAATCGTCGTGCACCGTGACGCGAATCTTACGGTGATGGACGAGCTGAAGAGCGTCAACCAGGACGCAGTCGTCATCCCCGTGCTGTGGATGGGCAACCTCGTCTGCTCGAACCGCTCGCTTCAGGGCGTGCTCAAGGCGTAAGGAGAACCGAACATGTTTGCTGCAGTTTCACCGAACGCGGGCACGCAACCGTTCAACGACTGGTTTGCGCCCGATACTGTTCAACGTCAGCCGCTGGGCGAAGTCGTCACCGCGGTCGATCCCTTCTGGGGCACGGGCAAATTCGTGTACCTGAAGTCGAACGATGCGGTGCTCAAGGGTTCGCTCGTCATGTGGGACGAGACCTACTTGGCCGCGCTCTTGCCGAACACGGCGAACCAGGGCTTTCCGTTCGCGGTCGCGATGGCGCCGGCTGCCTCGGGCACATTCTTCTGGGCGCAGGTCGAAGGACGCTGCGTGTACAAGACGAACGCCACCGTGGCGGCCGATGCGGCCATCGGCATCGGCGCGGCGGGCATCGCCGGCACGAACTCGGCCGGTAAGCAGTTGCTGAATACACGCAACCGCGTCGCGGCGACCGGCACGAAGACCTTCACCGTCAACACGCAAAACGGCACTGGCGTGCTCTACGCGCCGTCTGGGTATGACGGCGCGTTCCTGGGCATGGCGCTCTCCGGCACCGGTATTCCGGCCTCGACTGTGGTGGCCGCACTCGATCCTGACGGCAAGCGCATCTACACGGGATCGGCCATCGGAACGTTGGGCGACAAAAACTCGACGGCCACCGGTTCGATCACGCTCACCGGCACGTACACGGGCTTCGGCTCAGCGATCATCAACAACCCATTCGCACAGGGTGCGATCACCTAATCGGAGGTCGTATGCCGGTTCAAGCGAATATGGTGTCTGCGGGCCTGAGCGCGATTCAGGCGCAGGCGATTCAGGGGCGAGTCGCCTCGGGTCTCACTGCGACGGGCAGCACGCAAGCGACGGCGCTGCAGCTGCCCGCCGATTACAACCAATTCACCACGGTCGCGGCGTCGACAGGAGCCATCCTGCCGGCACTCAATCCGGGTGATGAGGTGACGATCTACAACAAGGGCGCGAATGCGCTCTCTGTGTATCCCCCGGTGGGCGGCGCCATCAACGCTGTGGCCACGAATGGCGCCTACAGCGTGGCGACTGCGACGCCTTTCTGTGTGGTCGCCTGTATCGCCCCACTCACCTACATCGCCTCGCAATCCGCGTAAGGAGCGTTCATGGCCGTGATCCCGATGAAAGAGCAGGTCCCTTTCGCTCGTTTCGAGCAGCGTGACCACGGTCGCAATGTGGAGGCGAGTGAGCGCACGGGCGTTCACGTGCCGCTGCGCTCGAATTTCATCATCGTCACGGCCCACGGATCGAAGGACTGCGCGGAATTCATCGTCGATGAATGGCTGCCTCGCAAGCGCAAGGAGGCTTCTCAGGGCCTTTATCCACTCGAGTGGGTGAATTTCTTCCAGCGTGCTTACGATGAGTGGAAGTCTGGGCACGATCTGCCGCGCGAGGGGACCGCGGTCCTCACTTGGCAGCCGATCAGCCCGGAGCAGAATGCGCGGCTGCGCGCGCTCGGCTATACGACGGTCGAGGATCTTGCCTCCGTGCCAGACACCTCTCTGGGGCAGATCGGCCTCGACGGCCGCAACCTTCGAGATTTGGCACGCGCGTGGCTCGCCGAAGGCAAAGAGAAGGGATCGACCGCCCTGGAACTCGCCTCCGTGAAGACGGAGAACGAATCGCTCAAGGAGCGATGCGCTGCGCTCGAGAGTCGGTTGACCAAGCTCGAGGTAGACGGGGAGAAACGGAAAGGCAAGGCGGCGTAGGAGCGTGTCATTAGCGCCCTCACTATCCTGCAGGCGGCCGCCAAGCGAGTCTATGCGAACACCTCGATCACCGTAGGCTTCGCAAACACCGATCCCAAGGTGCTCCAGCTCCTGGAGTGCATCAACGAGGATGGCCAGGAACTCGCCGCGCGCCATAACTGGCAGGTGCTGACGAACGAATCGTCGTTCACCACAGTCGCCACTGAATCTCAGGGCTCCATCCTCACACTCGCTGGCGCTGACTTCAGCTTCGTCATCAACAACACGCTGTGGAACCGCACGCAGCGGCGCCCGATCTTTGGCCCCAAGAGCTCGCAGCAATGGCAGGAACTCAAGGCGCAGTTCTCCTCAGGCCCGTGGGTGCAATATCGCATTCGGGGTAACAACGTTCTGTTCTTCCCGACCCCATCTGCTGGGCAATCGGTGTTTTTCGAGTGGTGTTCGAAGAATTGGTGCACGGATGTGACTGGCGTGACCGGCCGCTCCGCATTCACCGCAGATACGGACGTCTCGAAGCTCGACGAGCGCATCCACACGTTGGGTGCGGTCTGGCGGTTCAAGCAGAAAAACAGCCTCCCATACGACGAGGACTTCAACAGCTATGAGGCAGCGGTCGCGGATGCGATTGGTCGCGATGGCTCTCAGCCGATCCTGAGTCTCGGCGGTCAGCCGGATTCAATCCCGCCGTTCGTGATCGTGCCTGCGGGCAACTGGATGCAATGATGCTCGCGCTCAGGAAGCAACCGCAGCGCAAGCAGATGCCGAGGACGGCGAGCGTTCCCGCGCCCGTGGGCGGCGTGAATGCGCGTGACGCCATTGCCTCCATGCCGCCAACGGATTGCATCATTGGCGACAACTGGTTCGGCACGCCCTCATACGTTCAGATTCGAAACGGCGGCAATACCTGGGCCACCGGTTTGCCTGCGGCGGTCGAAACGATCATGGCCTACAACGGTTTCACGACGCGCAAGCTCTTTGCGGCGAGTGGAACCGCCATCTACGACATCACCTCGACCGGTGCCGTGGGTGCTGCGGTGGTCTCCGGTAAATCCAATGCGCGCTGGCAGCATGCGATGTTCAACGCGGGCGGTGGCAATGTCCTGCTGTTGTTCAACGGCGCGGATACGCCTTTGGTCTATGACGGTGCGAGCTGGGCAAATTCGACGGTCTCAGGGGCTGGGCTCACCGCTTCGAATCTCATTACCATCACGATCTTCAAGCAGCGCGTGTGGGCCATCGAAAAGAACACGATGAATGTCTGGTACTCGGCGACAAGTGCCTTTCAGGGCGCCTTCACCAAGCTCCCCTTGGGCCAGCTCTTCAAGAAGGGCGGCACGCTCGTACAGATGGCGACGTGGACCGTCGACAACGTCTCCGGCATGGACGACTACGCCGCGTTCATCACGAGCGAAGGCGAGGTTGCGATCTTCCAGGGATACGATCCCGCGACGACATCCACTTGGGCTCTCGTCGGCATCTTCAACATCGGACGACCCATCGGCACGCGCTGCTATACGCGTTACGCCTCCGACGTGCTCGTCATCACGGCCGATGGACTCACGCCGCTCTCGAAGGCGATGTTGACTGATCGCACGCAGGAAGGTGCGCAACTCACCGACAAGATCAAGAACGCCATCAATAGCGATGTCCTGCAGTTCAACGCGATCTT